TAAAGGTGCAAGCAAGCTTCACGCTGACCAAGCGAAGCGTCTTGAAAAGACCTTAGAAAAGAAAACTAAGGGCTAATGGACGTAGGTTCTGTTAACGGTGCGACTCAAACCAGTTGGAAACAAGTAGCTGTCCAGAAACAAGAACGCCTACGAACTGGTGCTGAAGGTGAACCTATAAAGGAAATGATTGAGGTAATTATACCTACAGTTTATACAAAAACAGGCAATCGTGTTGAAGCTACACCTCTAGCGCCAACGCAGAAAGTAGATATAAAAGTATGATGGACAAAGGCGAACAAGCATTGAACGAAGTCAACGCGCATGAACGTGAGTGTGCCTTACGCTACCAACGTATCGAAGAACGTCTTGCGGAAGGTTCTGCCAAATTTAAGCACTTAGAACATTTGATTTACGGGGTGTATGCTTTAATTGCAGCGGCTGCTTTGCCGCAATTCTTCATGGGGTAAGCCATGATTATTGAATCCGTTGCCGCCGCAAGCGCAGCTTTAACCGCCATCAATGGGTTAATACAACAGGTAAATGAAACTGGCAACGGCGTACAACAAGTTATGGGAACAATCTCCGACTTCGGAGAAGCGATTACCCAGTTTGAATTAGACCGTAGAAATTCAACTTTCAAACCAATTTCGCAGAACGAGTTGTTAAAACTGCAAATGATAAAACGCTCTTATGAGCGACATTGGCAAGAAATACACGATTTACTTTTAATCGCTGACCCTCAACTTTTAGAGGACTTTAAAAAAGCAAAAGAGCAACAGGAACAACAACGCCAAGCGCACTTGCGGATGCTTGCGCGAAAACGCAAAGAGAGAAAACGCTTGATGACGCAAATTTCGGTTGGCGCGGTAACTTTTTTAATCGGGTCAATTATCGCGGCAGGAATAGTTTTTATCGTAATCAAGGCGTTTAGCAGATGATCATGGCGTTTTTGCTAATCGTCATCATTGACGGAGAGCCTTTAAAAGAAGAGTTTTATTTTAGGGATGTGACGCGCTGCAATGAGTTTGCGTACTACGTTGAATCTGGAGCAGTTAAGATAAGCAAGCAGCAGCGGAATCAAAACAACATAAGTGCTTACTGCATCCCTAAGAAGATACGCAGTACCACAAAAACTTGGGACTGACATGGCAGCTAAAAAACTAGAATCAGATAGCGAATACGCGCAATACGATGCCGATGGTGACGGTGTTGTAAGTGATGAAGAGATTTCTACGTCTAAAGAACTGCAAGAACTTCAAATCAGCCATGAACGTGCTGACGCACAAAGAGCGATGTCATGGTTCGCGTTGTGGGGAATGCTTCTTTACCCCAGCCTTGTAGTTGTTAGTGAGTTCTTTGGAATGAATCAAGCCGCTAGTATCTTAGGTGACATGGCTGCGGTCTACTTCGTATCCGTTGCGGGTATTCTTGCTGCATTTTTTGGGGCGCAAGCTTGGTCTAACAGGAAATAGATTATGAGTATAGTTGCATCATTAGTAGGGCCAGTTACAGGGCTGTTAGATAAGTTTATTGAGGATAAGGATCAAAAGAACGCATTAGCCCATGAGATCGCTACGATGTCAGAGCGACATGCCCAAGAGCTTGCTAAGGGTCAATTAGACGTAAACAAAACAGAAGCTGCCCATAAGTCCTTATTTGTTGCTGGATGGCGACCCTGTATTGGGTGGGTCTGTGCGCTAGGTTTATTCTACAACACTATTATTATCAATATTCTTAGTATCTGGGTAGAAGTACCAGCAGTAGATACAACGCTCCTTGTTCCCGTTATGATGGGAATGCTCGGTTTGGGCGCTATGCGTTCATACGAGAAAGTTAACTCTGTAGCTAGGGAGAAGTAATGAGTGATCTAGTTGAAATGCTAAAAAGACATGAAGGTGTTCGATCTAAGTCTTATATATGTTCGGCGGGATATGAAACGATTGCGGTAGGTAGGAATATTAGTGAGTCTGGTCTTGGTCTGTCTGACGATGAGATAAACTACTTACTAGATAACGATATCAAGCGAGTCCGTGAAGAACTTACAGACTCATACTTTTGGTTTCCAGCAATGAACTCTGCAAGACAAGATGCTTTAATAGATATCTCTTTTAATTTAGGCCAGACACGTTTGCGTGGTTTTGTAAAAGCCCTTACAGCAATGTCACGTGAGCAGTTTGATCTTGCTGCAGATGAGTTTATGGATAGCAAATGGAGTCAACAAGTAGGTAATCGTGCTTTAGAGGTTACTGAAATGATCCGTACAGGCGAGTATCAGTAATGGCTTTACAAAAATTTTTATTTAATCCAGGAATCAATAAAGAAGGTACTGATTATACTGCTGAAGGCGGTTGGTTTGACGGTAATCTTGTACGGTTCCGTAAAGGGTTTCCTGAAAAAATAGGTGGTTGGGTAAAATATCAAACTGCTTCTTTTGAAGGAACAGGTCGTAAATTACATGGCTGGACTGCCTTAAATGGAACTAAACTTTTAGCATTAGGAACTACTTTTAAATTATATGTACAAACTGGAGACGAATATACAGATATAACGCCTACTCGTAAAACGTCTACTAATAGTATTACATTTTCAGCTACTGATGGTTCTTCGGTTATTACAGCTACCGATTCTAGCCACGGTGCAAATTTAAACGATTTCGTTACTCTATCTGGTGCTGTTTCTTTAGGTGGTGTTATAACCGCCGCAGTATTAAATCAAGAATATCAAATAACTTCTATTCCTACTGCTAATACATATACGTTTACAGCTAAAGATACTTCTGGAGCTACTGTTACAGCTAATTCTTCGGATAGTGGTAACGGAGGTTCAGGCGTAGATGGTGTTTATCAAATAAACGTGGGTCTTGATGTATTTATTAGTGGTACAGGTTGGAGTTCAGGTGCTTGGGGAGAAGGAACTTTTGGTTCTACAAATTCTTTAACTGCAAATAATCAGTTACGTTTATGGTCATTAGATAATTTCGGCGAAGATTTAATCGCTAATGTACGAGCAGGAGGTATTTTTTATTATGATTATAGTTCTCCTTCTGCATTGCCTGTTGCGCTAACCGCTCTTCAAAATGCAAATTTTGCCCCTACAGTAGGGTTACAAGTATTAGTTTCAGATGTTGACAGACACGTTATTGTTCTTGGAGCAGACCCCATAGAAGGCGGTAGTAGATCTGAAGAAATAGATCCTCTTCTTATTGCTTTTTCATCTCAAGAATCTGCTACTGATTGGGAACCTAGAGCTACAAATACCGCAGGATCTTTACGTTGTTCAGCAGGATCACAAATTATTGCTGGTATTCGCGCTAGACAAGAAACATTGATTTGGACTGACGTTGCTTTATATAGTCTTCAATTTATTGGCCCTCCGAATACTTTTGGTCTTAATTTAATTAACGAAGGTATCAGTTTAATTGGGCCGAATGCCGCTATAAATACACCTAACGGTATATTTTGGATGGATAAAAAAGGATTTTATGCGTATGGTGGAGCGGTTCAACCTGTCCCATGTAGCGTACATGACTATGTTTTTAACGATCTTAATGAATCTCAATCTTTTCAAGTAGTTGGGTTTTTAAATAAACAATTTGATGAAGTTGGTTGGTTTTATTGTTCTGGTTCTTCAGAAGTTGTAGATAGATACGTTGCCTTTAATTATGCAGATTCGACGTGGTCAATAGGACAACTATCTAGGACAGCATGGTTAGATGAAGGAACTGAAGCTTATCCTCGCGCTGCAGGAAAAGCGAATAGTTCTAATTTTATTTATAAGCATGAAACAGGGTTTGATGATGACGGATCTCCTATGGATAACGTCTTTATTGAAAGTGCTGATTTCGATCTAGGAGACGGGCAAGATTTCCAATTTATTAAACGTATTATTCCAGACGTTAAATTTACAGGGGATAGTGGTGCAACCCAAACAATAAATCTTGTTTTAAAAGCTAGAAATTATCCTGGAGATTCTTTAACTACAGATCAAACTACGGCGTTTACTGGAACAACTACTAAAATAGATACACGGGCAAGAGGTAGGCAAGCAGCGGTACGTTTTGAATCTGATGACGATGGTTCTCTTGGAGTTAGAACAGGTGTTGGATTTAGAATAGGTGCTACTCGTATAGATTTACAACCTAACGGTAAAAGATGAGTAAACTATTACAAGGTCGATTACCGTTTGCTAGAGGGGATACTGTAGATACAGGTACGTTTAATCGTACAACACGGTTATTAGAGTTAAGTTTAGATGCGTTTGATCCTGATTCAACGCCGCAATTTAATACTACCGATAGAAATAACCGTCAATTTAGAGCTGGAGATGTAATTTGGAATACTTCTGAAGAAGTGTTACAAGTTTATACAGGTAATCAATGGATGAATTTATCTTCAGCAAGTTCGATAGGAGCGGTAGGAAGTGTTGGTGAAGTACAAGTAGTATGTACACAAGCAGATGTCGTTATTACGGTGTCTGGTACTTAATTACAATACCGAAAGGTACGTTCTTCGAGTATATTTGGGCAATTATTCATAACCTAACTATGGCAGTAGGCAAATGACAAGTATTTATAGCGACGAGCAGCGTCAAACTCTAATGGATTCAATGACTAATCCACAATCTAATGCTGCTAAGTTTATGGAACAAGGGGAGGATATTGGTTTATCTCCCGATGTAACGATGGAAATACTTAATAAATACGGAACTTACGGAGCAAATACAGGTATCGGGAATATAGGTGGCGGTCGTTTAGTTGATGCATTAAACGAAGAATACCGTAAAAAAGTAGATGCTCCGTTACAACAAGAACCTAAAGAAGCTATTTACGGCGGTTTTGTAGAAGCTTTAAAAGCATTAGGAACAGGAGCTGCAAATTTAGTTCAAAGCGGTGCTGAAGGTGTTGGTAATATATTTAAAGACGGTGCAGAAATAGCTACTGAAGCAGCGAATAAATTAGAACTTGAAAATGCTGCAGAAATAGCTACTTCTCCACAACAAGCAGCTCTTGAAGCTACAGGTTCGGTAAACTCTCCTGTACAAATATCACAAACAGATATAGATATTCCTGTAGAAGAAAGCACTGTTGCGACTGAAATACCTACTCGTATAGAGCGTTTTCAAAAATATCTTGAAGATAATCCAGTGGTTGCTAAACAGCTTATGTCTTCAGGACAAGATATTGGGAAAATTCTTGCACAAGCAGCGGTAGGTAAAGAAAAAAGAAAACCTGTTATTCGCGCTACTCGCGCACCTCGTTTTCAACCGTCACAAATTAATACCCAACGTATTGGTATGGAAGACGGTGGTTCTGTATTAGGCCGCAAAATGTTTTTAGGGGGCGGTGAAGTTGACGGGCCTGGAGGCCCAAAAGAAGATTTAGTACCAATATGGGCGAGTGATAAAGAATACGTTATGTCTCATAATGGCGTAAAACGAATGGGTGGTGGTGATTTCGATAAAGGAATCGCGGCTCTTGATAAAGTTAATAAAAACGGGGTTGCATAACCATGTCAGAAACAGCATATAGTTATCAAGCTCCTGATAGGCGTGTCTATGATATGCTTACAGG